CCTCCAGCCACAGGGCGAAGACCATGCTGGGGACGGCGGCGCAGAACTTTTTCCGCCGGGCCGTCAGATACTTCCAGCTTTCCAGCATCGCGGCGCGGGCACTGCTGTAGTTGGTTTTGCTGAAATCCTTGCTGATGACCTCGTAAGGCATGCCGGCAGCGGCACCGACGGCACGCAGGATGGTCTCGATAAACGCCGGGAAGCTGTTGCCCGGGCGGTCGCTTTTGAGGATATGAGGCTTTTCGCCGGCGTTGCCGTAAAACAGCTGACCCGGGTTGACGTTGCGGTAACAGGTAGGCTCCCCGGTGGCGTTGGGTACGGACTCGACGCCTGGCAGTCCGTTGGCATCGTAAGGATTGTTTTTTTCGATCCAGACTGGGAAGCTGCTGGCGACGATAGCGCCGACCAGCTCGTAATCGAGATAGTCGGAGACGTCGCGGAAAAACTTCATGGCCGGGGCCAGGATGGTGACGCCGCGCACCTGCTCGGGGAATTTGGCGTGGAATCGATGCAACACCACCGGACGGTGGCCGCGTCGGGGCGGCAGCTCGCGGTAGTGGCGCATGTCGAGGCTGGTGTAGATGCGGCCGTCCTCGGGATCGGCAAGGAAATATCCGACCGGCTGCCCGTTGGCGCCGAGGCGGATACCGTCGCGCACATCGGGCGCGCCGCGCAATGCCATGGGCGTGCGCAGGCGAACGGGGTCGATATCCTGTAGGGCGAGGCTGTAGCGACGGGACGGGTCATTGATCATTAATGGCAAATTGACGAATTCACCGTTGACCAGCATGGACCAGAGATTTTGAAACTGCTTGCCGTAAAAGTCGGTGACCTCGCGGGCGTCGGCCTCGCGGTTGAAAAGCTCGAACTCCCACTCGGCCTGCTCGGCGAATTCGGTAGCCCACCCCTCGGACAGACCGAGACGCTTGAAGTTGGGCTTGCTCTGCGGCCACAGGCCGGGGCCGACGGCATTGACGGTGATGGAGTCGACCAGGCTGGCGGCGTGCGGGTGATTGGCAGCCAGATCGTTGGCGCGGTCGACGGCGGTCTCGCGGTTGCGGCCCTCCTCGGGCCAGCTCATGCGGGTCGGCCCCCAGTTGGACAGGGTGCCATGGTAACCGCCGGCACTGCGGCGGATGGCGGCGGCCTTGACGGCGGGCACATGGGTGCCGTGGTAGCGAGCAGCGGGATAGCTGCGACCGATGCGGCAGCCGCTCATCTGGCGGGCCTCCCGACCTGGATTTGGGGACCGCCGCCGGTGGCGAGTTGTACCCGCTGGTCCTGGTAATATTGAAGGGCTGCGCGCACCTTGGCCGGATCGCGATAGACCGTTTTATAGCTGCTGCCGCCGATATCGACGCTGTATTCGTCTAGGGTGCCGGAGGCCAAGGCCATCTCGGCCTGTTTGAGTGCCGCGATCAGGGCGTCGAGTTCTGCGGATGTGTAAAGTGGTGTGATAGCCATGCCCCGAGATTACGGGGCATGGTTGGGGATGTCATGCACGTGGTGCACGTGATGCACATGGTGCACAACTTTTTTAGGTTTTTGGCAAAAAAACTAAAAATTGCGAGGTGGCTTGTGGGTAGTGGGCGGTTATGTTGGTTCCATATTATCGCTGATATCCTGCAATTCTTTTATCAGAGCCAATAGTTCGTCACGACTCAACCTGTCTTCAAAATAACGGTCACAGGCTTCTGTAAATTTGATGGTCTTTCTATCTTCCGACAATTCAATGTCGAATATTCGTTTATCACCGTAAGACAATCTATCCAAAATGCTCATGGTTCTACCTCTTTTGGGTTTTGGGGTTTTGGGGTTTTGCTTAACCTTTTCTACCGGGCTGTCTCCTGCGCATGCTTCCAGTTCTTGCCGCGCCGGAAAATCTCCTCGGGCTGCATGGCAAACAGTCTGTTAACCGAGGCATCGAACACGTCAGGAGCTACACCACGGGCAGTTTGGTCGCGGACAATGTCCGAAAAATAACGAGCCGCTTCGGGCTGTAGGCCGGAAACCCGAATCAGCGTCACGGTGTTGCCATCGAGTCCGTAGACTTGGAGGGCATTCCATTCTTTATTTGCCAGCTTTTCAGCCCGGTCGTCTCGGTAAAGTCCGGCGTGGATCGGCGCATCGAGATAGCCGAGCGGAGCGGGGAATTTAAAAACCCAACAGGCCAGACCGTCATCCGCATAATAAATGCCATAGCGGGTAAACCCGGCCTGGATAGCGGCAGATTCTGCGGCGGTGGGGTTGCGCAGTTGAATGAGCAACACCAGGTCGCCGTCCGGTCCAATTTCGACCGTTGCGCCATCTTGTGCCGGCACGGGCCCTGGAAACGGTTTGCCTTTTTCAATCGTTTGCATCGCGGGTCTCCTCGTCTTTATTCCATCGTTTCATGGCGGTTTCGCGGGCTTGTTCGCTGGTGAGCTTGCGGCGCGACTTGCGGCCCTGAATGCGCGCGGCTTCCTGCATGATGATTTTTTCGGAGATATCCTTGCTGCAATGGGGGCACTTCATAGTTTGCTCCTCTCGACGTCCCAGGCGCGGGAAAAGTCATGGTCTTTAAACAATGCGGCCAGGCCGCTTATCTGCTTGAGCCTTAAAAGCTCGTCGGCGTCCATGCCGATATGCTTGGCTATCCATTGATCGGACATGCCGGCGCCGACCAGATCGGCCACAATGTTGACCATCAGGTCGATGCTGTGGGTACCGCGCGCGCGGTTGTGCCGGATGGTGGAGGCCATGCGGTTGCTGAGGTCTTTTTCGATGGTCACCACCGGCAACAGGCCCTTTTCGCGTTCGTAAATGCGCTTGCTTGTTTTCATCACCGTGTAGCGGTGATACCCGTCGACGATTTCGTAAACATCTTCATCGGCAAGGTAGTAGCACACCACCGGCATGGTAAAGCCATCTTCCCATATGGAGAGTTCCAGTAGTTTCATTTCCGGTGGCGCGACGGCGTTTGGGTTGTAGGCATTGGCCCGGATCTTCTCCAGCGGCACCGCCTTCACGTTATAGACAGGGCTTTTCATTCCTTCTCCTTGAGGGTTTTCTCCCATTTGACAAAGTCCCCCCTACGCTGCCCCGGGCGTTGCGCGTAACCCTGCGCGGCCCATATATCCTTATCGGCACGGTCGTTGGTGTAGATCATGGGAGCATCGGCCGCCTTGGCCACCTCTTCGGATTTTTTGATCAGGGCCCGGCGTGTCGGCTTGGTCTGGCCGTGCAAATATCGCAGATGGACATTGCCGTTTTTAAACTGGTGCATCTGCACAAACCCGATCGGGTTACCGTTTTTATCGACACTGACCAGCCAGATATCCCCCGGTTCGCTAGTGATAGGCATCCCGAGTTTTTCGTGCAACGTGCGAGAAACCACCCAGGGTCCTATCAGTGCATAGAGTTCGGGATCCGTCTCTGCGTTGCCGTGCCGATATTCGCGGATCATGGCGACCTCCGTCGGCTACAGGTTTTTGTATTTTTCCAGGGCGGCCTTGCGGCGCTCTTGCTCTTTTTTGTTGAGTGAAAATCCCATGTATTTGCACAGGTGATCGTTTTTCATGATGCAAACGCACATGCGTTTATAGGTCGGGATGAGCGAAAAATCCTTACTGTCGATGTCGTCGGCGTACTCCATGCGCACCGGCAACTTATCGGTTTTGTAGTTGGTCTTTTCGCCGACTTCAAAGCTGATGCCTGCGGAGCGCAAATCCTCGATAGCCGCCGCGGACAGCACCCCGCCGCGTTCGCGCCAAAACTTAATGCTGGTTTCAAGCTTGGTGCGGTAGTTTTCGGCAACCTCGGGCGGCAGGGTGTCGAGCAGAAACATCATGTACTGTTTCCAGGTAAAGTGCGCCGGCTTGGTGATGTTTTTCCACCCCATGGCTTTTGTGCCGCCGTAGATGGCGGTGAAGTTGACGCCGTTGACCCTGGAGACCATCTTGCCCCACACGCCGGGGTCGATGGCCCGGTACAGACCGAGGCTGGCTTTGGCGGCGTTGTGAAACGGCGAGGCCACGCGCTGGGCGTGCAGCGGCACGCCGGCGTAATACATGAGGTTGTACAGGTCGTTGTAAGGCCACCCGAATTTCGCGTGAGCGGTCCAGATGTCTTCGGTCTCCCAGTCGTAAAGGGGATAGGCGTTGTAGACACCATCGCCGACCTTGGTGGTCCAGAGCTTGCCGCGATATTTGTTGATATTGCGCTGGCTGGCGATGGTGCGGAAACGATCGAGGGATTCCTGGGCGCGGATGCCGACCAGCACGGCGGTCTTCTTAGCCCCGGCACGCTGGTGATACCAAAGAGAAAACCGCGTCTGAAAATCGTAGTCTGTCATCTCGTCGGTGACAAAGTCGAAATCGTCGCGCGTCAGGCAATGCCCGGGCATATCGCGCACCCAAAGATCGCGTTTGTCCGGGTCCCACGGTCGCCACCATTGCTGGTACATACTGGTGCAGGTCGGGCACCGCAGAGGCACGCAGCAACGCAAAGGCTCGACCTGCCCGGCCAGATCGGCATAGGTTTTATCAACGTATTCGGTGGTGGCGGAATACTGCGCCTCGTAATCGATATGAAACAGGCCGAGGCGGTGCGGCAGATTGTTTTCGCGTACATAGTCCAAGGCCATGTGCAACAGCACGCCGCTGTCTTTGCCCCCGGAGAACGACACATAGACATTGTCGAACTCGGCAAAGATAAAGGCGAGGCGGCGTTTTGCCGCCTCGTAGACGTTATGTGTGAGGTATTTTTTCATGTCATGGCTCCAGGTCGTATCCCCAAGTTTCAGGATCCTGGCAATCCCATCTTTCATTTCTGATTCGGCTGCCCACAGAGCATACTTCGTTAACTTTCATGATGCCGGCATCGCCCCGAGCCTGAGAATAGAAGAGGTATTCTTCGGCCGCGTCGAGAGTTCGACAACACCGTTCGACTACTAACGTATTCTGATTCTCCCGCCACACTATTGCATACATTATTTCCTCCGTGTCTGAGGCCCGGAGTGGGCCGTTGGTTGATGTTGATAAACCCATAACACATGCGTAACAGTTACGCAACAGGTTAAAGTGATTTTATCAGAGCTTGCAGCTTCTTTTTTTGTCCTTTGATTTTGTCGACCTCGGTTTTGAACTCCTCCACGACATCTCCTTTGCTGGCGAGGGCGCCCATAATGCGCTCGTCGATGCTGTCCTCGCAAACCAGGTCGATATAAACCACCTTGTGCTCCTGGCCGATGCGGTGGCAACGGTCTTCGGCATGCAACCGTTCGGCATATTTAAAACCGTTGTTATAGAAAATAACGTAATGCGCTTCGTTGAGGGTCAAGCCGTGCCCGCCACAACTTGGTGTTGCCACGAAAAACCGGGCAGTACGGCGGAATCGCTCAACCTGGGCGGCCCTTTTCTTTTCGTTAAGCCCACCGTGGTAAACAGTGATGGCGTCGGCGCCGAAAACGTCGGCCAAACTCTCGACAATGGCGTCAATGTCGTGGCGATACTTGGCCCAGATGATGACCTTCTCTTCCGGTGGTATGCTGGTCACCGTGTCGCGCAGTGTATCGGTCCGGGAATGTGGCAGCTCGTGAAAGCCTGTGTTTTCCCCGGTCGTTTTGTTCCAAAATCCGCAGACGATTTGCTGCAGGGCGCCGAACAATCGGAAAATGGCGATGCTGTTCCAGTCCTCTTCGAGGCATTCCAAGAGCAGTTCGTCTTTGGCCTGCTCGTACCATTCGCGTTGTTGCCAGGTCATGGTGAAATACCGGCACTCATGCAGCTTTTTCGGCAGGTCGAGGCATTCGTCCTTGGTCACCTGGTAGACATAGGGCTGGATTTTAGCGGCTAAAAATTCGGTGTTGTGAGCGCGGACGATCATGCCCTTGAATTTTTCGTGGTACTCGAGATGGTTGGCCGCGAATGAGTAAAACGATCGATAACCGAGGATTTTCGGCGACAAAAATCGCATTTGGGCGAACAGGTCGATAACGCCCTGGCTGATCGGCGTACCGGTGAGGATCAGGCGATAGCGTGCACGGGCTGCGATATGGGTAATGCGCTGGGTGCGGCTGGCGTTGTGACCCTTGATATAACTCGACTCGTCGACGATAACCATGGTGCGCACCGTAATCAGCTTGTTGACGGTGCATACCACCCGGGTGCTGGAGCTCATGCTCTCAATGCCGACAACGTGCCAGAAACAATCCGGCAAGTTGCTTTCGCTGGTCTTGTCGTTAAATACGTTGACATCGTGCGCGGCGCAATCGGTGTGCTTGAGGATCTCGTATCTCACGGTTTGCTTGAGCGATACGGGGCAAAACCACACCACCTGATCGATGCGGGCACGGCGTTGCAGGGCCAATTCGATGGCCGTGCGGCTTTTGCCGGTGCCCATCTCCATAAACAGCGCACCGATGCAGGTCGGCAGCATTTTGGCCACAGCTGCCTGTTGTTGTGGCATGAGGTCAGTGCGGGTTTTCATCACGGAATTCCTCGGCGACTTCAACCGACTCTGGAACCTTGAGTTTGCGCGGTTTACGGCCTGGTTGTGGCATCTGGTGCTCTTCGGCGGCAACGCTGGCGGTCATGGCTGCATCTTTGGCTCGCTGCGCTTCGTCGGCCAGGGTTTGTGCACCGATCGACAGGTTGAATTCGTACAGATCGGCGAAATCGAGCACTTGTTCGAAATGTTCGGCGCGCACGACAACATAAGGCTTACTCCACTTTGAGCCTGGCAGCTTGCGCGCGGCTTGGTACAGTGCATTACTGTCCTCCTTCCAGCATATGGCAAACCAGCCTTTATGCTCTCCTGTGACGAGCTTGGATATCCAGCGACCATTGTCGTGGACAAACTCACCTGTCATTGCCGCTCGCCGAATGCTCTCATCGAAAATACGCACAATAAATCCGGCCGCCAGCAGGGCATGACCGGTCTCGGCGGCCTTGTCAACTATGTTGGTACTGGTGGCCGTGATCTTACGTTTCCAGCAGCTACCCGACCAGGTGTAACCGAGCTGCTTTTTGATGATGCGCCAAAAGTCTTCCCGCTTTTCGGGGAAAATCACCTCGATGTGTTTTTCGAGGGGACGAATTTCGGCCACGGTTTCGGTGACCGGCGTTTCGGGGCGCACGGTTGCTTCGGTTTTTGCCTCGGCGGCTTCTTGGGTGTTGTCGTCAACGCCGGACTGCTTGGCGATCTGCTGCGCGGCCTCCATCGCCATTACGTTCCACCGTTTGTCGCGGTTTTCGATCCACCAGTGGGCCGAAGTCTCGGCCATGACCTGCTTGACGCCTGCCACCTGACATGCAAACGCGTGATGAGCATCGTCAAAGCCGGCCCGGCGGGCTTCTTCCATGGCGCGTTCGAGGTTGCCGGATTCCTCCAGTTTTTTCAGGCGTTCTTCAAATTCTGCTTCGGTGGGTATTTTGACATTTTCGAGGATTTTTGAGCGGATGGTTTCAGCCCATGCAATCTGTTTCTCACTGCCGGTCAGGGCCGGCAATCCGGCGGCTTCATTGGTTGCGGCGGCCGCTTCGTTTTCCTTGCGGCAACGCTCTTTAAACTGCTTTTCCCTGCATTCGTCGCAGGTCCAATCCCAGTTTTGCAGCCTGTATTCGCGGTCGCGATGGGGGCCGAAAAGTTGGACAGTGTAGGTCTCGTTACAGGCGGGGCATTCGACTTGGTATTTTGCCATGATGTTTCCTCCTCTCTGTGGCGGGCGGATTTGCCGTTTGCTGGGGAAACTATACTTTATGCGTAACTGTTATGCAAGCGGTTTTTAGTAAATATCAATTTTTTTCTCTTTTTTATACCGCTCCACCTCGCTCATCGGGATCCGGTAGCCTCTTTTGTCGCCATAGCGAAATGCCAGCACGCCGCCTTCGCGTTGGCCGCGCTCAACGAGGTTGTAGGCGAAACGGCGGCTCATGCCGATGGCTTTGGCGAACTGGGCGACGGTGATCATTTCTTCGTGGCGGTAGACTCTTGGCTTGAGCATGGTCTCTCCTTATCGATTTAAATACCATGATGGCAGGGTGCGCGACGGCGCTGTTGATCTGGATGCAATCGTTTGTTTTTTACCGGATGCCAACAGTGTCCGAACCTGACGATCGTCAGCCTTGCGCGGGATCCGCGTCTTGAGAATCTCGCGCAGAGCGATGGCGTACACGTTGCAATCCCAAAAGTCGTTGCGGCCTTTCTTTTTGTCGTGTTTCCACTCGCCGGTCTCTTCGTCCTTGACCTCGGCTGTGTAATGCTTGGCGAAGGCTTCGTCGATGTCGTCGTGGTAGAGCAGCGCCCCGGGATCGTCGGGCTCGATGTTGAGACGCCGGGACAGCTCGTCTTTGAAATAGTCGACCTTGAGGTCGGCGCGCACCAGGCCGCCGGGTATGCGCTTGTTGGTGCCGGGCAGCGTTTCGACGTTTTTGTAGCTGATCATCGAGCCATCACGACGTGACCAGATACCCTTGAGCGGGATCATGATGCGGTGTTTGCTGCACCAGTCGTACACCTCGACGGTGCGGCTGTGCTTTTGCCACCCCTTGCGGGTGCCGCCGGAGTCGATCATGCCGATCTGTACGCGGTACTCTTTGCCGTCGGCATCGACGAACACCTCCTGGTGGAGCAGGTACTCGAGATCGGCGAAGCTCGGAAGGATACCGTGACGGATCATGCGCATGTCGATCTCGGGTGAGTAGCCGTAGGCCCACAGCTCGTAATAAAAGCTGTCCTGCTGCGTGTCGGCCAGTAGCCCGAGCATGGCGGTGTCGAGCGGCACGGCGTTGCGCGGCAGGCCGGAGTGGTAGCGCAGCAGGTGATCGCCTTCGCGGGCGGCGGTGGTTTCGGGTTCGTAGTCGATGGCCTCGTAACCGTTGGCCCAGGCGATCTTGGCGGCCAGGTCGCCGGTCTGAGCCTTGAGATAAGCTGCGGCGATCTCATAGAGTGGCACGTCGAGACATTCCCAGGCACGATGATGAAAGCCGACCTTGGCCGGTCGCGGCAGGTCCCCGCCTTTCCGAGCCCGCCAGCGGCCGTTGCGGATGGCACTCTCACGCTCGGTTTCGCCCCAGATGGTGCCGTACTTTTCGTGGCATTCCGGGCAGGCCAGGCCGATGCTACCAGGATCCCGCTCGACGCTTTCCGGAGTGGCGCCCTCGGGCAGCACCAGATTGTCGGCTCCTGGTCGCACATAAGTGCCGCAATCGGGGCAGCGCATGGAGTATTCCCATATCTGGTGGCAGGCCTCCATGCCACTGTATATATATTTCCCATCGCCGCAGGTACTTGAAAAAAATCTCTTGTATCTACCTTTATACGTTCTGTTTCTTTTTTTGATCAGAGTAATAGGGTCCGCTTCTTTTCCGACCAGTTTCGGATATTTGTCAACTTCATCACCGAAACAATATTTAGCTGCCCACGTTGCCATGGAACTTGCACTATTTGAGTGAGCAGGATAAATCGTCATACCATGCTTGAGATTTATCCTTAAAAAAGACATATCGTCTTGCTTTTTGCTTAAATATTTTTTTAGCCTTTTTGTTTTTTGCAGGGTAGGCTTGAGCTTCCCACCGATAATTTTGTCTGAATCATCTTTGGTCGGCATCAGATAAAAAATATTCCCTGGATCCTGCTCGATTGCCCAACAGACACAGTTAAGCATTGTATTTGTCTTGCCGGACTGCTCGACCCCACAAAACCATATCTCGCGCACCCATGGTAAGCCAAAGGTATTCATAATGTGCACGCAATGGGGTGCGAACTCGTGTCGCCATTTCCCAGGATGCGCCCCTTCTGTTACTTCACGAAATTCTGCCCAATCGGCTACGGGTATCCTCTCCGGCCGGCGCAGCCGATGGCGAACGGCGGCAGTGATGCGCACCTGGATCCGTTCTGGGATCCGCTCGACCATCTCCGTAGGCAGATAACGCGCGACGGAGGATCGGCGCAGGATGCGGTCGGGGAGCATGGCCGGCTCCGTTGGCTGAGTGTTGTGGGCGGCGGCTCGCGTCATGCCTCATCCTCCTCGATCTCGACCTCAAACCGCCGACCGTCGGCGATCTCGTTGAATGCGGCGGCGATGACATCCTCGAGCGCCTGAGCGAATTCCGCTGAGCGCGCCGGATCGCCGCCGCATGCGTGCAGCAGCTTGTTCTGGTCGAGGTGGGCGCGGTGACTGAGGGTGTCCTGCAGCAGGCCGACCAGGGCGGCGGCCTGGATGTCGGAATCTTCCTTGAGAATCCACTTGGCATCCTCTTTGCGGTTGCTCATGCGCGCCGTTCTGAGTTTTTCCTCAAGCAGCTCGATCTCGGCCTCTTCTTTGCGCCTGGAGCGTTCCTCGGAACTGGCGACCCGCTCGCGATCAATGCTGAGGGTTTCAGCGTATTCGAGCAGATCGGCGCGGCGGCAGCTGCCGTCACGCTGGATGCGCACTTTGCCATTGTTCCAATCGTTGGAAAACTTGCCGGCGCTAACCTTGTAGCCCTTGCCGATCAGATACTCGCGGGCGGTCTTCTGCTTGTCGAAAATCTCCGGATCGGCGGCAGCCTCTTCGGGGAAATACACCGGCCAGAGACGGTCGAGGCATTCCTGCAGTCCTTGCTTGGCGGCGTCCCAGTCGCGCTTGTTGGCGGCGGTGCTGGCGTCGCGATAATTCTGCATGCATTGGATGACGGCGTTGTGCAGGGTGCTAAGCTCGACCTTATCGTGCTTATTAACGACCTCGATGAGTTTTTGGACGCGTTGGAACATTTTTAAAGGCTGTCCTTGGTTATTTGTGGGGTTTTATGCACTTTTTCGCGTATCCAGCGGGCTGGCGACATCGTGCGGCCTTGTCATCAGGTGCAGATAGACCATGGTGGTGCGCACGTCTTTATGGCCGAGTAACTCTTGCAGTCTTTTTATGGCTATCTCGTGCGAGCCTTCGGCATTTTCCAGCCAGTGGGTTGCAAAGGAGTGGCGGAAGGTGTGGCAGCTTGCATGCCGCTGCACGCCTGCGGCGTTTATGGCTCGGCGGATGCGCTTTTGCACGGCGGTTTCGTGGACATGGTGCAGGCGACCTTTCCATTTTTTATCGATGGCCGGTTGTTTTGCCGGAAAAAACCAAAACCATCCCCATTCGTAGGGCGCGTTTGGGTATTTTCGATCGATGGCACCGGGCAGGGAAACGGGCGTGCGGTTTGCGGCGTGGCGCTCGTGGACCGACCGCAGGCGGCGCAGGTGTTTTTCTAACGGCTGGATGATCATTTCAGGCAGGGGCAGGACGCGGTCTTTGTTGCCCTTGCCTTCGCGCACGGTGACGGTGCGGCGATCGATAGAGATGTCCTTGACCCGCAGCCGATAAACCTCGGAAATACGCAACCCGCATCCGTACATGAGAGCGCCCCACAACCACCCGACACCGTCGAGCTGATCGAGCACGGCCCAGGCCTCACAGCGGGAGAATATCTCGGGTAGTCGTTTGGGCCGCGTCGACCAGAGAAATGACAAATCGCCGACCTCGACGCGAAGCACGTTTTTGTACAAAAAAACCACGGCGCACAGGGCTTGCTTTTGCGTGCTGGCGGCGACTTTTTCGCGACTTGCCAGCATGGTGAGAAATCGCCCGATGCGCGCTTCGCGGCTGTCGGACTTGTCGCAGTTACGTAAAAAATCGATGTAGCGTCCAACCCAGTGGAGGTACACCTTGACCGTTTTTCGACTGCGACGCTTGATGGTCATGACGTCGCGCATGTTTTGGAGTGCCTGGGTTTTGTTCATGGGTGCTACCTCATTTCGTACTTTTTTTGGATTTAACAAGCCATGATGGGTGGTTAAATAATGTTGTGTGCCTAAAACATGGCGATCTGGCGCGTGTCTTCTTCAAACCGCCTTTTCGCCGCCTCGTAATAGTCGCGGTCGATCTCGCAGCCCACGAAGTCGCAGCCGAAATAGTGGGCGGCGACCGCCGCGCTTCCGCTCCCCAGGTGCGTGTCAATAATCCGCATAGCCGGTGTGGCGTAGTTCTGCAGCAGCCACTCGTACAACTTCACCGGCTTCTGCGTCGGGTGTATCCGCTTCTCGTTCAGGGCCTTGTTGCCCTGCTGCACGGTCCCTCGAGCAACCGATACCCCCTGCATCATCCCGCGCCACATGTAGCGCACAACGTCCACCCGCTCATTCATGCTGTTGTACGCGATTTCGGCTCCACTCTGGTCAGCTCCATCGTTAACCTTGTCCCAGATGATACGCCCGCCGGGCAGGGCCACCGGGTAATAGTTCACGCCCCAGATGATCTGGTGTTTCGCCACCCGGCGAAGCTCGGCGAAGTATTCAGGTGGCGGCGGCTCCCGGTCCCAATCCTTTTTCTGGTATCCGCCATCGAGGCAGCGCAGCACGCTTCCGTTTTTCTGTTTCACTCCGTGGCAACGGTTCGTTCCGCCGTCCTCGCCGCGACCATAGGGCGGGTCAACGATCGCCAGGTCAAAAGCATTATCGGCGCAGCGCTTAAGGTATGCCATACAGTCAATGTGAATCAGATCTACCATTTTGCACCTTCCTACCCACCGGCACACAACCAAGGGGTCGAGCGGACGAACAAACTGCAGTGCTTCCCGAAAAATGACTACTTGGCCGGGCCAGCATTCCGCGCCCGCTCACCCCAAGCGTTATGATGCCCGGGCAATCAGTGCGGGTCTCGCCCACGTCCTCTGCCACCGCATCCAGTCGGGCGACCGTCGCCCATCTTGCCCCCGGTAGAGCATCGCCATCGGCATAAAACCGGCCGCTAAGGTCTCCTCCATCCTCCGGGTAGCGTCGTCGAAAGTGTCCTTCGACCAGCCGCACAGCACGTAGGCCCGCAGGGCGTGGCTTGTGGTCGTAAATCCGGCGTTCAGCAGCATCCGCCCCGCTTCGCGCAGGGGTTCGAGATCGTCGGGTGTGTCGTAGGCAAAAAACATCTGTTTGGGCCGCAGGTTCCGCAGGGCTTCCACGTGCCAGGTTTTCAGCCGTTTTGCCTCCAGCCCGCCAGTGAATTGAATCCGCCCGTTGCTTTTCTGGCCCTTCAGCATCTCGAACACGTTCCGAATGTGCTGGTCCGAGCAGGCCAGCAGGTTGTCATCCAACACGTTCCAGCCTTCGGTGATCGGCAGCTCCCGCAACGGGCCTTCCCGCTTCGGCACACTGCAAAACCAACAGGCGTTCGGGCATCCCCGCGATGTCAGCACGTACCCGCGCTTAACGTACATTCCCGGCGTAAAGTCCCCGCCCGTTTCGCCCGTCGCTGGCCCGCCGATCCGCACCGGCGCCACCGGCTCCCAGGCTTTCGCCAGTTTCTCGGCCAGGGGTAAATCCCAGGTGAACGTCACAGAGACATGCACCTCGTCGGCCTGGTCGAAGAGACCCGGCCCTGTGCCAACTCTCACCAGATCATCAGTTGGAGTAGCGGCAGTTCGCCGAGGGAAAACCCGAATTATCCGTCTGTCTACATGGGGCATCATAACCCTTCGCTCCAGCCAGGACGCGGCATAAGGCCGCCGCGCCGCTGACCTCAAATGTCACCTGCCCGATATCTTCAGCTCTCGCCCGTTTTCGATAACAAAAAAGTTGACATCCGACATTCGATATTGACCGCCTGGACCGCCTTTCACACTGTATCCGCTGGGATCGAAAACGATCTCGACCGGAAACGGAAAGCCGCCTCCAAGCTCAGGTGGGTTATTTTGGGCCCATTTATTCTGATAGTAGTATTTGCTGCTTTTTTTGATTTTTGCGTAAAGTTGATTTGCCATTTTTTACCTCCCCATCTCAAATGCTTGATAAAGTTCCTCGATCCTCTGCGAATCCATATCCTGAATCCGAATGCCGGCAATCTCCACTCCGCAGCGTTTGCAGAAATACAGGCATCCGGAGTCAAAAACATCGGCCAGATAATCGTGCCCCTTGATTTTACAGACGGCTTTGCACATGGCCATATTCCATGTGTTGGCGTCATACTTTTCCGACAGCGGCACCAGGTATATGCTGTCATAATGACGGGCGATATAGTCAGCGAGTTGGTCAATTGGCATGGCCGCCTCCTGTATATGGCATCCGCCCGAACGGGCCTTCGATGCTCGGGCATGGCATGATGTCGGCATCGATGTCGTAGTATCCGCGTTTACGGTTTTTATCCTCTACGGCCTGGAAAACGGCTGCGATATATTCTTCGCCGTTCGTCTGCCGCTCGAGGATCCGCCAGAATGTTTCGATGGAGTGCTGCAGGTCGGCGATCTCCATATGGATCAGCGGCGAGACCGGCGGACCGAGTTCGGTGATTTCGTCGACTTCGGAGAGGATGTGGTCGAGCTGCTCGCCGAGGCTGTTGCGACTGGCGTAGATGGTTTCGGGCCAGCTGTAGACGATGCCTGGGTTTTCGCGCTCCATAATCACTTGTTTGAGATATTGGACCAGGTCGAGGCCTTCCTGGTAGGCGTCCAAGAGTGCGTCACGGCCGTTGTCGGCCTGCAGGGGCGTGCCGTATTTGCGCACACCCTCGTCGGATCGGTCGTACAGGTCTTTGATAATCTCGGGCAATACGGGTTTGCGACCCTGGGTAGGCATCGGTTGGGATACTGCTGCGGGGTTTTGCGGCCCCCGGCGATCCTTGAGTTTGTCAATCGACATGGATGGAGGTCTCCTTTCGTGGTTTGGGGTTAGCGTTTGCCGGGGGCCGCTTAAAGCCTTGACGGGTTAAATATCCGCATTGCTCGCACTCGCGCAGGCCGTTGTCGATGTTGGCAAGGTGCCCGCCGCAGTTGGTGCAGGTGGTTGCAAATGGGTGCGGGTTGCGTTTCAGGCACATGCGCGGGCCTCTTTTTTGATCTGCCGGATCCGGCGCTCGATCACCTGGCGGCGGGACTTGCCTTCGATGTTTTGGCGGTCCATCACCTTGATGACAGTTTGCAGCAAATAAGGGTTGTCGATGTACTGGATGGTGCAGCGGCAATCGTCCACGCTGGTGTATATGAGGCTGTCGATCCTCTCGGAGGCGCGCTCGATATCTTCGGGCTTGTGACGATGGCACAAATCAAAGATGCCGAAAGGTGTCTCGACATCGGGCTGGCAGGTGTCGCCCCATCCGCAGAAATCGCAGTAGACGGCGTTTCGTTCATCGAAAGTGTCGGCAGAAGTCCACACTTTTATTTTTCCGGAACTCATGCTGCCCCCTTTCGCTGCTCGAATGTCTGGACAAATATCTCCTCCACCTTGTCGAAAAACTCCCCGGCCAGATCCTGCACCTGTGACGTGAGCTCGGCGGGCGG